CAAATACTACCGCACAGTCTTTTGGTATGTGGCCGCAGCCACCGGCGCCTGGTACAAACGTAGTAGTACAGTTTAGTCCAGGTATGCAGCAGGGCATATTAATGGGGTCATTACTTACTGCACAAACCAACCATAATATGGGAGGCAATGCCAGTTCTGAAGATAAGGATGGAAACATTGGACCAGTTGGCGAACAGAACCCATATGACACTGATCCACAAACACGCCCAACTGACACCGCACGTGGTGAACAACTAGCTGAACAAGGTTTGGAAGATGATTACGTTCGTGGACACAGTATGAGTAGTGCTAGACGTGAAAGTCCAAGCAAAGTTTTTGGTATTACAACTGCCGGCGGCGCTGTATTAACTATGGATGATGGCGCCGCTGATGGTAGCGGCAGTCAGAACATACGCATACGTACACCGGGCGGCGGACAAATACTTATTGACGACAGCACGGGCATAGTATTCATTACTAACCAGAGCGGTAGCACACATATTGAAATGAACGCTGCCGGCTGTATTGACATTTTTAGTGAGAATAGTTTTAGCGTTGCATCAGCACAGGACATCAATTTCCACGCACAAGGCAATATTAACATGCAAGCTGATCAAGGTATCAATATTCAAGCAGGCGGCGATGGTATAAGAGCTGCAACTGATGGACCACTGCATATGAAATCAACAGGTGTTGCCAACGTTCAAAGTGATGCTTCACTAAGTTTGAAATCCTCTGCTGCTATTAAAATGACAGCACCCAAGGTTAATTCAAACAGCGGAGCAAGTGCTGACGCTGCTGAAAAGCCAACCCCAAATGGCCTAGTAGAAAACAGTGGCGTGTCACAAAGCGCAGCTAGCCGTGTTCCAGAGCGTCATCCATGGAACGGTGTGCCTGGAGTTCAAGAATCATTTACAACAGGGCAAGGGAAACCAGTATAATGCCTAATTATGTAGTACGCCCAACAACTGTAACAAGTGAAATGCTAAAAGACTTTAGCATATATCCCATCACTAGTGAAACAGCCGTTACTGAACTAAAAGAATTCCGTACACTAGAAGCAAGCCCACTACTACTTAACTTTGCGTTGCGACAGTACAAATGGACACCCTATCAGTATGCTGATGCTGAAGGAGTCAAACGCATTGGCTACAATACAACAAAAGGTAATGATGGTGTAGGACTAACGGAAACCCAGTCATACAGCTATTGGTTGGAAGATTTTAAAAATAAAGAAAGACGTTTTAAGAGCTTGTTTCCACTTGACAGTATGACGCAATCACAGTATGATGCTATGGTAAGCCTTCATTACTTTACGGGAAGATTTGAATATGTAGGAACAGACATCTGTAGATATGATCTCAGAGACTACATTAGAGAGCGCAAGTGGGATCATATTGGAACAGTATTCATTTACAATGGTGCTGATCGTATGAGAACACAAGCAGAAGCAAAGATAATGATGCTTGGAAATTATGGAAGATACACAGACAGAAGTTTGTTAAAGGAACGTGGACTACAGTTAATCAGAGGGAATTATCCAAACAGAATCAAAGACGCACTCGCACGGCAACAGGCTGAATACATATATTACGTAGAGACGCGGCGATTCTTACCCGGATTAACACAGGCTAGAAAACGGCAGATAGTAGATCAAGAACAGCGGTTAAGTTAAGGATTACAAAATGGCTAGGGTGTTAATACTAAACGCAGATGCACAACCGCTAAGTTTACTACCACTTAGTACCATTAGCTGGCAAAACGCTGTTAAAGCATACTTTCAAGATAAAGTAAAAATACTCCACAGTTATGACCGCGTATTACATGCTGCAAACTTCCAAATGCAGATGCCCAGCATTGTTATGCTAAATGAGTATCAAAAGTCTCCAGCAACCGCAAAATTCACACGTAAGAACTTATATCTGCGTGACAGTAATCAGTGCCAATACTGTGGCAAAAGATTTAGTTCAGGTGACCTAACCATTGACCACGTGATTCCACGTGCGATGGGCGGACGTACTACTTGGATGAATACTGTTAGTGCTTGTATGCCCTGTAATAGTCGCAAAGGTAAACAACTTCTGCGACCATTGCGTGATCCATTCCGTCCAAGCTGGCACGAAATGAACAGCAATGCTAAGAAATTTGACGTTATTATACCAGATCCCGCCTGGCAATACTACATACAATGGCCAGAAGAACATTTAATAGTAGACGAACGTCATAACGGAATGTCAAACTAAAAAAATACCCAGTGGAGACACTGGGTATTATCTTAGCAGTTAATTTCTGCATAAATATTATTATGGCGGAAATTATAGGCATATCAAACTCAGGAACTACTTGTACAAGCGTGACGCTTACAGACTTAGATCTGGCTTTATCAGATCTGAGAAATCATTTTTCTATTGTACCAGGTGAAAAATGGACACTGCCTGATTTTGGTAGCTATATATCGCATTATATTTTCGAACCACTTGACGAAGGTACTATTGAATTAATTCAACAAGATGTTGAACGTGTAGTTGCTTATGATCCAAGATTCGTTTTGGATAGTAGTAGTATAGATGTTATAGAACGCGAGCACAAGGTAACAGTTAATATGAGTTTAACTTATATTCCACTGAGCCAAGTTACACAACTATCAATTGATTTTGATCGCGAAGTATTATAAGAGACAAAAAGATGGCACAACGAGTAAGACAAACAAGATTATTTGCAGCAGAAGATTATATGGCTGTTTATGATTCTTATCTAAACGCAAACTTTAAGGCATTTGATTTCGACACCATTAGAGAATCAATGGTAGAATACATTAAATCAAATTATCCCGAAAGTTTTAATGACTGGATTGAATCCAGTGAATTTGTAGCATTGCTTGATGTTGTAGCTCAATTTGGACATAACTTGGCATTTAGACTTGATTTGAATGCACGTGATAACTTTTTAAGTACTGCTAAAAGACAAGATTCAGTTTTTAAACTAGCTGAATTTTTAGGTTATCACCCGCGCCGCAATATGCCAGCCAGTGGCGAGTTAAAAATTGTTAGCGTAAAAACAAATGAAGATGTATTTGGTGGTAGTGGAACAACACTGGCAGGCAAGGAAATTCGTTACGAAAATTCAAAAAATAATAACATTGATGACTTTATTACTGTACTAAACGTGGCACTAGCACAAAATAATCAATTTGGAAATCCAAGATCACAGGTAGGAATCAATGGTGTTACTACCGAAATTTATAGTTTTAACAATACCTCAAATCAAATTGTTTTTGAATTATCAGGTGCAGTATCAGGCAGCAAACGGCCATTCAACGCTGTAGGTGTAGATTATAACTTTTTGAATAGAACATTAGAAGAATCAGATCCTGATCCTGCTAAAGCATTTAATATTGTTTTTAGAAATGATGGTACAGGAATTAATAGTGACAGTAGTGGTTTTTTTGTAAACTTTAAGCAAGGCTCGCTTGCTTTTAAAGATTTTAGTATTGACTCACCTATAGGAAATTTATCTCTTGACGTTAACGTCAACAATGTGAATAATAAAGACGTCTGGGTACAATCAATTAACGACAATGGAAATGTTATTAAGAATTGGAAAAAGGTTGATAACGTTTGGGGATTGAACGAAATATACAGTGTGTCATCTAAGGAAGATGAAAACACTACGAGTAGAGATATTTTTGCTGTAAAAACTCGTGAAAATAATCAAATAAGTATTTTGTTTGCAGACGGACATTTCGGAAATTTACCTAAAAATCTTATTCGTGTATGGTATAGAGTTAGTGAAAACTCAACATATGTATTGCGTCCTGATGACATTGGATCAAAGAAAATAAATCTCCAGTATACTGGAATCGATGGAAATATATACACTCTAACACTTACAGTTCAACTTAAGAAAAGTGTATCAAACGCTAGTGTGTCAGAGTCACTTGACGATATAAGAGAAAACGCACCAAAAATATATTCTGCGCAGGATAGAATGATCACTGCTGATGATTATAATAATTATATATCATCACTGAGTACAGGTATAATTAAATCAAAAAGCATAAACAGAACACACAGTGGCCATACTCGTCATCTTGATCTTAAAGATCCAACAGGTGAATATGGTAAAGTTAGACTATTTGCTACAGATGGCTTATTAAAAAAAGCCGACAATACAAAGACTGATGTTGCGAATAGCCTGACAAGTTATTCAATATTTGAGAATTATGTCAAGCCACTTTTGTCTGATCATGAATTGCTATCACTGTATTATGATAAACATATAAATTATTTCTTAAGCACTAGGGATGCCTTCCCTGGAGTTTTCTATTGGAATACATACGACGGCATGACAGGATATATTACGGACGCAACATCCAATGTGGTGGGAAATAATAATGAAAGCATTTATACATATTTCCTACAACCTGGGGCAATGGTAAAATTTGTTAATGGTAACAATGTTTACTGGGCAAGTGTTTCTAAAATGTTTGCTAACGGGTTGGGTGTTGACAATAATCTTGGAAACCCAAGCGGTTTGACAACCACTGGGCAGGGCGCAATCACTCTTGATGTTGAAGTGCCTACTGGATCAACGATTGAAATTATATATATGGCATTTTCTAGACAGTTCACTACAGATGAAAAAACAGAAATCCTGACCGAAATAGAAAACAAAAGAAATTTTGTCATCAAATACAAACCATTTAATGGTACATGGCAAACAGCGATCAATCCAACTATTTCGTCTGCTCCTTCGCAATATAATTTTAATGGTAACGAACCTAATGACTGGATGATCCTTTTTGAATACACTGGTAACACAAATGCCGAGACAAGTAGATTTAGCTATAGTATTACAGTGCGTGGGGTAAGATATGTATTGGAATCATCTCAAATAAGATTTAGTAATACCAGTAATGAATACAGACTTGATGGATATACTAAGAAAAAAGTAAGAGACACCATATTGTGTTTTAGAGAAGGAAATGAATTTGAGAAATTTTATGTATACGGATACGATGTTGACGAAAATGGATATTTCACCCCAAACCGTGTTAATTTGTCATTAATAGATGATGATGAAAACTCACGACCTGACAATCCAGAATCATTTACTGATATTGTTGGCGGAGAAAATACTCAAATAGCTGATCAAAGATTTGAATGGACACACATTCCTGCTGTAAATGAATTAATAGATCCTAGTTTTAGTAATATAATAGATGTGTTTGTATTAACTAATTCGTATGATACAATTTATAGAAATTGGCTATTTAATGACTCAAATTTTACAGGTGAGCCACTTTCACCAACAATAGATGAATTAAATCAACAATTTTCCGATGTTGCATATAAAAAATCAATCAGTGATTCCGTAATTTATAGACCGGTTAAGTATAAGGTATTGTTTGGTAATAAAGCATCATATGATTTACGGGCAAAATTTAAAGTTATAAAGGTAGCCGGAACAAAGTATACTGACAGTGATATTAAATCAATGATACTAAAATTAGTATACGATTTTTTTGATACACGAAATTGGGATTTTGGAGAAACATTTTATTTTACTGAATTAGCATCATACATCCATAAGAATATGACCAATATTGTAAGTAGTTTTGTTATTGTGCCAGACGATCAAAACAGTGTGTTTGGAACATTGTTCCAGATCACACCAATGAGTGATGAGCTGTTTATACCAGACGTATCACTAAGTGATATAGAAATTATAAGTTCAATCACAAAAGAAAATATTAGAGCAATAGGATAAGAATATGTCAGATTTTAAATCAGATAATAACGAAAAAGCGGTAAACAAAACTAGAGCAGGTCGACGACCAGTAGTAAACATTGATACATCTGAATTCTTACCTAAGACTTTTAGAACTCCGCTAAATCGTAAATGGTTAGACGCTACACTAAATCGGATGGTTTCAAAAGGAGATCTTGAAGATATTCATGGCTTTGTAGGAAAATATACTGGAGAAGTACTGGACAAATACGACGATGTATATATTAACACTGGATACGAAAATCAACTAAGCGCAGCAATTGTCTCTGAATTTAATGACGTTGTGGTAGACCATATATCAGGCAATGATATCCTTAATAATATCAATTACAATTTTGAAAACTATTCTCTCAATGGCGCATATAATAGTCAAGCATATGTTTTTGCTCCACCCATCAATATTGATAAGTTCTTAAATTACAGTCAGTATTTCTGGGCTCCTATATTGCCAATAATTGAAATAATTGATAATAGTGCTCCAGAAATTCTGGATCCTACTGTTGTATACGCTGGCAGACCATTCGCATCATTTACAACAACTGACGGTCCAATAACATTACATAATGGTATGATCGTAAAATTTGTTGGTAGCAGATGGCCAGTAGACATTATTAATAATGTATATCTGGTAACCGGTGTTGGAAAAAATATACGTTTTAAAATTTTAACAACGACAATTTCAGTTACTGATATTTCAGAGACATACGATCTGGAGTTAGAAGTCTATACTAGCGTAGTACCACATACAGACAAAATATCTGGAGAGTTTTCTGTTAATAATAAAAAGGATTATATAGTTATTAATAATTCTGACGAAATTTCGTCTGCATGGTCACGTGCAAACTATTGGGTTCATAGAGAGACATTATCATACATTCTAGAATTGAATAGCTCATTTGATATCAAGTCAGTCTTAAAGACAGAAAACCAAGCTAAACGCCCAATCATTGAATTTAATCCATTTATAGTTATGATGGACAACGCATATGTTTCTTCTGTAACAAGAGATGAGCCAAAATTAACCCATTACAAGGGCAAGGTTAATTATCTTCTAGGAGTCAATCATTTGCCAGACTCTGGTTCTCTTGGAGGTGGTAATGCGCAGTATACTACTGTCATTGGAGACACAGTTGAAATTAATGGTGAATACGTTAAGGTAGACAGTTTAGTCGCATATCAATTGGATTCATATTCAGGTGAATTTGGAATATTCTTAATTAAAAGATCCGGCCAAGTAGAACTTTATGAAAATCTATCCCCTAACAATACATTTACAGTAATAAACGATTATGCATCTGGTGGCACGTATAACCAGCGAGATCTTTATGTAGATCAGGATTATCGTTTCCAGATATCTCAAGTAAAACTAGCACCAAATACTGCGCCAATGTTTAAGCTAGCGGACAAAAATAACGTATGGCTAGACGATTTCGACAGTTCAACTTTTACAGGCAGTAAGATCTTTTCTTATAAATCCAGTAACAGTTCAATAATTGACAGCGAATTGGGTTTTCCGCTCGCGTATAAAGATGCTGGTCTAAAAAGTGAAATATTATATGAAAACAATATAATAAACGAGAGACACACTTATCAAGAGGCATCAAGCAACGTTGAAAAAGAAATCAAAGGATACTATTTCTTTAAAATAGGAAACAATTTTTATTCATCATATTTCCCTTCAGCATTTTCTTTAGGTGCTAAAGAGCATGTTCAGGTAATTGCAGATTCAGGTTCAGATGTTGTTATTCCTTACGGTACTGATAATTGGAGCGTTAATAAAGAATACCTTGTTTTTAATTTAAATGGAAAAATTTCAACCAGCGAAATTTTAACAGAGGGCAGTTATAATAGATCTAGAACTAATCAAACAAACATCACTTTGGGCGGCGGTAAGACATATACATTCCATAATTTACTGCCAGATGAAGAACTAAAGTTTTGGGATGTAGACACTGGTAATGATATTGAAACAATACCTGGCTACGAAGTTACAGTAGTAAGAGATGGTCCGTACATATATCTCCAGGTACCTGAATCATTTATCAGTCTGAACATCCTTTATGGAACTGTAGATATTAACAACAGAGGCATTATAACAGTTGTTCCTAATACTGAAGATTTCTATCACCACCTTTACGTCAATGGTGTACATTTAGATGTAAGTGCGTATTCAATTAGTTCTAATTCAATAGTTATACCGTCTGCTCAATTAGTCGATGGTAAAAATATTATTGATTTAGAATACTATAGTAACAGCAATACAAATACTGGCAATACTGAGCTTCCAGAAATTCATAACCATAATAGTAATAATCTTCCACTCAGAGAATTTACTATTAGCGATACGCATGAACACTGGGAAAGTTTAATACGTTTTACACCTGGTTTTACGGGCCAGACATATGGAGAAAACAATTATCATCTATCACTACAAAATAACGCATATGGTGGTGAAATATTCATGCATGAAGATATTAGTATTATGCATGACTATGCCTTTTCAAGTAATGAATTAAACATTTCAACTGCTATAGAAAATCAAGCAGCTGATTGGTATTCCTTTAAGAAACGTTTTATAAATCAGGTTAAACGAATTGCTATTAAAAATAACATAGAGTCAGTAAGTAAACTAGTTGACGATGTGTGCAATAATATTATCAAAGTATCAGATAATAATAATCTTCACGCAGACTCCAATATGTATTTCCCACACAAGAGTCATTATAGAGAATACGTATATGTTCCTGGAGATACGTATAGATCCGCAAACGTACACTTCAATATTGACGAACACAAACAAGATCATATTTACATCTATGTTGTCCACAATCGCGATTCTGATAATATACCTGTTGAAGAAATGCTTCAATATAATATTGATTATGAGATTAACGGATCAGTAATAAACATTAGTAGTGAGCTGGTATTGAATCCTTTCACCAATGGTGAAGATATTAAAATAAAGATATATTATCATGACATGGATGAGAAAAGCTATATTCCAGCCAGCATGACAAAACTAGGACTTTCATACCTATATAGACCACGTCTGATGGGAAATAAAATTATCTGTCACGACGGTGAGGAAATAGAAGTGCCTGGGGGTACTGAAATATTTAAAGTTTCTGCAGAGGAGTTCAATCCTCTATTAGCTGCACTTTATGATTTAGAAACAAAGATATACACTGGTATCAAGAAAACAAGTTATAGAGCCACATATAGCCCATTAAAATACTTCTCATCACAACACAGAGGACAATGGTATTCTCGTAATGATGTTGACGGTTATATTAAACGTTATTTTGATCTTTGGTTTAATAAATCAAATTACACTGATTTAAATGATGCTATTCATGTTTACAGAGATGAAAACGATGCATGGACCTGGAATTATTCAAGCATTGCTCTTGATGAACAAGGGCATCTAAATTCATCACTACCTGGGAATTGGCGCGGTGCATATGTGACATTGTTTGGTACATCCACTCCACATTTAACACCATGGCATATGCTTGGATTTAGAAACCAACCTTCATGGTGGGGTGAATTCTATAGCTGGACAGATCCAATCAAAAGAGACAGGCTAATCAAGTCACTGAAATATGGCATTGTGAGCCGTCCAGACGAACAAATAGTACAGGATCTTTATTATGCAAGATATTACTGGGATTTTGATACAAAATGCCCAGTAGACACAAACAGAGATTTAGTAAGTCCTGATTTAATTTTAGGAGATCCTGGCGATAGTAAGCTAGATGAATTTGTATTTGGTGATTGGTCGCCAATTGAATTTATCTGGAGAAGTTCTGTTCTTGGACAAGCTGCTCACCTGGATGCCGTTATTAAATTGTTACCTGCAAAAGCCTGGACTGATTTCTTTAAAGTTGGCCAGTATATTAGAATGCCAAATTCTGATATGATAATTGACAAAGAATCTGGACTCTTTATATCAAATCTTGACATGAGATATCACGACGATTCCGATGGTAAAATGGTGGGAACCGTTATTATTAATAGATCAGACAGCGGATTTCCATCCGGAACAGAAATATTGTTTGTTGGCGGGACCCCAGACACTTCTGCAACTGCTACGTTAGACATAGACACAGATGGAAAAATAGTAGCCGTTAACTTAACAGGACGTGGCTATGGATACGATTCTAATCCTGCATATCAGTTTTTGTTTCCTGAAGGATATGTTCCATCCGGCGGCATGTCGCCAACAGCAGAATTAGAATTTAATATGGTCACATCTTCTAATTGGACTATGGGAATTAACCACCTACAGCAGAATTCGATTAAAAGAGAAAAACTCAGTAACCCAATCCAACTTGGTAATATTTACCGTGGTTTAGATACAAGACTATTACAGGATATTGCAGGTTTTACAAGAAGTGACCTAATTAAGGTAGAAACAGAGTCTGGCGCAGCTGGTAAACATGTTCTGTCTAACTCCGATTTTAACATTGTTATGAATGAAAGTTCTCCTAAAGATTTATATATTGCTAGCGAGATTTATATTACTAAAACTGATAGTGGTTATAATATTTCTGGTATAAGCCCGACCAAACAACAATTCAAGTTTTTTGAACCAGCACCAATCAGTTCAAATGATTTTGTTCCTGTTACTGTAAACAATAGCTTTGTTGTTAAAAAGTACAAAACATTTAGTAGCAGTGTCTCGATAATCGAGTTCAATTCAAAACTTGCCAGAATTCAGGATGTTTATAATTTTATTAGAGGATATTATTCATATTTGGAAAGTGTTGGGTATGTCTTTGTAGATTCATATGAGGCAAAAGCGATTGACTTTGCAACATGGGCATCAACGACAGATATAAATGAAAAATATACAGTAGCCATTGGAACCAGCGTTTCTTTTGTGGCAACAGGCGGCGTTGCCGCGGAATATGGAAGTATGCCAGGCGGAGTTAATAGTATACTCGCTTATAACGAAAATGGCGAATTAGTAGAAATTAACTACAGTGATTTATGTATCACAAGAACAGACAATTCTATACAGATACACCCAAGAGGTTATCCTGTAGATCTAAGTGAACCAAGCGAATCAATTGTCACATATACGTACCAGTCATCTACAAGTACACAATACAGTGATATTCAAGACATTAGATCAGTTTCAAGTAAAAATGCGGACAAAATTGCATGTGTTGCAACCGCTGTGATTGAATATGATCATGCAATAATCTTTAAAAATACCACACAGTTTAATGAAATAATTTACGATGATGTAGTAAATCACAGACAACAGCGTTTAAAAATTTCTGGGCAGCGTACCAGAGATTGGGCTGGCGTAAAATCAGCGCCAGGATATTTAATTAAAAACAATACTATTATACAAAACTATGACACTGCGGTTTCTGACATTAGTGACATTTATAATCTTAACGTCACAAAATTTAATAAAGATTATGAGGCAGCTGAATTATTAACAGTGGGAAATACACTTAAAGACTGGATTAATAATTTAAACTTGGCATCAAATACATCTTCAAAACTATATCAAGGATTGATTAGAAGAAAAGGTTCTAATGGTGTCCTAGGTATTATGAATATATCAGACTTAATCCACGGCGGCAGAGGGCGTATAAACGTCAATGAAGAATGGATGTTTAAACACAGTAGTTATGGAGATACAGTACGTGAAAATGCTACTGAGATAGAATTAAACACAGGTATGTTTGTTAATGATCCAGTGGTTATTAATTTCGAGGATCCTAGTATTGTCTTTATAAACAGACAATCAGATCAGGAATTCAGAGTACGATCACAGGATGAAGTAAAACTATCCTTGCCAGTAGCAGGAAATCTACAGAAAGGCGATGCTGACTATACAGCATTTAAAGTTGAAGAATTACCAAACCTATACAATAGTGATTCAGTTTATGCCAATATTCCTACATGGAGCCCAAGAAAATCTTATAGACTGGGCGATACTGTACGTTATAAAGGAAACTTATGGGAAGCCAGTGAAAATATTTCATACATAGACCAGTTATCACCACTGGTGTTTACTGGAACAGAAGTTGTTACTAATACACAATTCACACACAGAAATGAAATTGATGATCCCAACACACCTTCAGCTGAAATAGACGGTGTAAAAATTTGGTTTGATAAAACAGGTATTACTTGGCCAGCTATAACAGTAGAAGGCGATCCTAACCCAACCATTACATCGCCAACAACGTTGTATGTTGCAACAGGACCAGCATCAAACGATACTATAGAAATACCATTGGAAAAATATATAAACGTAACAGTTGTAGATGATACTGCCATTTACGACGGTAATCCATATGTAACTACAGTTTCAAATCCGTCTAGCTCTGATGTAACTGGTGAGACAATCATTATTAATGGTGAAACAATTAACCTTCAAGACTTTGGTACAGCAGCATACACTAATTCATCTGAAAATCTTACAGGTGTAGCAGCGCAACAAGTTTATACACTTACAACCAATTTAACGACACATAATATAACCGCTATAGAAGTAGACTCTGTAACATACAATACTCCTGCTGACTGGACAGTGGTTGGACAGGATATAACGTTTACTAATCCAACGTTTGTGGGCGGCGAAGCAATTGTAGTTAGCTTATTAACAATAAATCCAACCAGCTATAGTATGAATAAGGCACAGTTAAAAGACGCAATAAACAGCAATACGTTGGGAAATGTTTTCTGTCAAAACCATGTTAGTGATGCTACAAAACTAGCAATAGTTAAAGACGTTGCGGGTGATATCAATAGTAATCTTGTTTTAAGTGGCACTGGACTAACACAGTTCGGATTAAGTGCAGGGTCAACTCCGCCAACTACACGAATAGATTCAATAAACACTACAACGATGGACATTGACGACATACTTGCTGCTATAGACCAAGTTAACACCACTGGTTATGCATTTAGTAAAACAGTTGATAATAGGCTTGAAATAATAAAGTTTTCTAATACCAATTGGACTGTTAACACTACACTAGAGATAAGCGGTCCAGCACAATCGCCACTTGGATTGCCAACGTCTACAATTGTTGGTGCTTATTCTGAAACGGGTATTACGTCTAGCATCAATGACGTAATTCAATATATTAATGATGCCAGTATACCTGGAGTAACAGCATCTGCGATATCCGGAAGAATACAGATAAGCAGCACAAATGAAGTTCTGGATTTAGGAAACAGAGAATTCAATTCACAAGCCACACTTCCAACAGGAGTTTACTATGCTGATATTGGCTTTGTTGATAATGAATTTGTAACTTCTCAGTGGGGAGGATCTCCAGTAAACGTTGATGATGCAGCAAGATTTAGTGTCTGGCTAGCAAATGATGCGGGCTTAGAGAAAACATCAACAAACGGCGTTACTTCTAAATTCTTTGGATGGAATGTATTACAACCGCAAGTATTCCGCATGTGGGCTACAATTGATGCAGCAAACGAAACAGACGACGGTAACGATGCAGCACTAACACTGTACACTGATGATGATCAAATAAGAAATATAGACTCGATGAGAGTTGGTGACTATGTGCTGGTTTTAAATTCAAATACACAGCCAAATATTGATGGTATACATCGTGTAACACGTGTGAGCGCAACTGACAAAGCTACATTCTATATAGATAAATTTATCGAAACTTCGGGTAACTGCCAGAGTGTAATGGTATTGAGATCACTTCGCTTTAATACATTCACAGGTCTACAATCTACACTAAGTATGCCATCCTTCTACAACTGGCAAGTTGGTGACAAAGCATGGGTTACTGAGAATAATACAACCAATAAAGTATATGAATATAACGGATCTACATTTGAATTAGTATTTGAAAATTCTGACAGAATAGATAGTGATCAAATCGAATCTGTTCTTATCTACAATGGAGACATTCAAGAGATAGGAATAGAGTTAGAATTGTTTGATCCGATTAAGGGATACGTACCAGGGGTTGCTGATAGAGAAATAAACAAGAAATCAACTGTAGACCTAGCAACATATAATATGTCAAATGACGCAGATTATGTAACAACACAGCGCGGTGCGTGGGGCGATGATGAGGTAGGAAAAACTTGGTGGGATACAAGTAAGGTAAGATACTACGACTATGAACAGGGTGATATAGATTATAAAGTAGATATGTGGGGGGAACAATTCCCAGGATCATCTATAGATATTTACGAATGGACAAAGAGTAGTGTTCCACCAGATGAGTGGGAAAACGTAGTAAAATCTCAATCAGAACAATACGGTGTAGAAGCATCTGGGGTAGCTTATAGTGTGTTCAATGCAGCAAGCGACGAATACTATTATTACTATTCATTAATTCAAGAATGGAATGAGAAATATGCTAGATATGATGACGTATATTATTTCTGGGTAAAAGATAAAACTACAGTATCAGGAAATAATAGAAAGTTGTCAACAAGTCAGATGGCAAGTATAATAAGCAATCCAACAGCCAATGGAATATCATGGTTTGCACCAATTGGATCATCACAACTCATATTGGCAAATATAAAAAACAGTGTCAATGATATAAACAGTATATTGCAAATATCATTTAAATCATCCAAGCCATCACACCAGAGTTGGATTACACTAACAGAAGGATCAGACTTGATTCCTGATTATTGGTATATTGGTCTGAACGATAACCTGCAGGGAACACAGCGTGTAACTGGATATCCTCTACCAGATCTTGACATTCACAGATTTAATCGTTACGGAGATAACAGAAAGATAACATCAAATGGCGATACGTTTGCGCAAGGTTGGTTTAAAGATCCATGGCATGCAAGACGAGAAGCAATAAAAGTTATTAACCGTCTATTAAAGAATGAAAATCTTCTGGATGATCTGTCTGGGAAATGGCATAGAAATATAACAAAAACTTTATATTTCTTTAATGATGATACTGTTTATGGGACATCAATTGACGATGTGGGGATAATTGACTGGCCGTATATAGGTGCGACATTCTATAATACTGACACAGATACCTTCTATACATGCACAAGTTTTGATGAATCTACCAACAATGCAGAATGGAATATAAATCCAGGCTTCCAGATGGTTAACACTTGGAATTGGACAAGCTATATTTCAAAACAAAGATCAGATGATGCGCAACCAAGTATTGAAATTACTAGCCCAGCTAGTCTGGATAGCATAGATCCAGCAAATCATAGAGTTGTTCTACTACGTGTTCCTTACGATAGTACAGGATTGGAACGAGATGAAATTTACGAATACCTATTTGGTAATTGGGTTCTGGTTGAAAAGAAAAACGCAACGGTTGAATTTAATGATCTAGTACATAACAAGAATAATGTTTATTCATGGGACATATTTACTTGGGAAGGAGTCTGGGACTTTGATCCTGGATTTATGATGGGTTATATTCTCAAAGCATGTCGTGAAGATTTGTTTATTGAACGATATATAGACAATTTTAATGAGTTATTCTTTGCAATGATAAAATACACAGCAAGTCTGCATAATCAAATTGATTGGTTCTATAAAACAACATATGTAAGACTTGATATTGAATCAAGACTTTCAAGCGATGTTAAGAAATATACAAAGTCACATGTTTCTGAAATAGAAGGATTTGTTAATAGTGTTAAACCTTTCCATACAAAGATTAGAACTATATTTGATAAACACACTGCAACAGAAGAAGTGTCACTAACTATTGAAGAACTAAATTCAGGTAACAAGAGTATAGATATAAAATTTGATCTATTGGATGGTGTATATCAGACTAAAGGGACTACATATCTGGGTGGCATATTTACTGAAGAACCAGATGAAGGTCTATTCAATGAAAACGATCATTTATTTACAGTAGAGCCGGATGACACTTTCATTGAAGATGTGACAGCATTAGAAATGAATTTTGGAGAGGCATTCGACGCAGCATATAACTGGAATGACACATTAGGAATTGAAAGACGTAATCTAGTAGAATTAGTTCTGACAGAAAACTTAGCTATTAACGTTGTAACCAATGTATCAGGATCAACCGATGACAACGATACTAGAACATACGTTTACATTAAGAATAATTTAGCCAGCACCGCAAGTTATAGTTTGACAGAATCCAATGCTACTACTATAGTGGGTGATGTCACACAGGATGACGATGTTATTGTTTTAAGTAACGGCGCCGCATTTAACGCACTTGGCGGATACGCATATATCAATGGTGAAGTTATACAGTATATGCAAAACGACAGCGGCACCCTATATGGTGTAAAGCGCGGCATTGGAAATACATTAGCTAGATCACATGTTGGCGGAACACAAATTATAGATATCACTGATATGCAAATAAGCAGCAATGCGGCATTCCAATCAGACTGGTTCTACGATGATGGATACTATAAAACATATCCTGGTTACGATGTATTCTCAGAAGAGAGTATACTAAGTAATAACGCAGTAAACCTTGAATCAATTAGACTTAAAAACACATCTAAAGGGGTACTGGTATGATGCGGGCATTAACTAGTATTTTAAAAATAGCTAAATACATTAGCGGAGATTTATGAAATGAAAAACACTTTTAACGATAATTCATTACTTAGTATTGATGGACATGTAATTATCAAAGACCCAGATTCTGGTGAAGTATTGCTTGATAAGCATAATGCTATCAACTTTGAAAACATGACTGTTGCAATTGCACATTTGTTGGCAAATCAATACGATGGTAGTAATGCTTACTTTATAACACGACTTGATTACGGAAATGGTGGCACATTTATTGACGGTGTCGGACTTGTGTCATATAGATCTCCGTTAGTTAGTGGTGAGTCGGGTGGAATGTATAATAAAACATACGAAAAATCTGTTAATACTGTTGATCCTGAAAATAGTATAACAGTTGTACCATATGCATCAAATAACTATACAGACATTGTATTAACAGCAACACTAGATTGGAATGAACCAGCTGGTCAAGCACTAACTGATACATCATCTGGTGATGGCGTTACAGACTTCATATTTGATGAGATTGCTATAGCTACAGAGGCAGGCCTGTATTTAACACATCTAATCTTCCATCCTATCGAGAAGAGCGCTAACCGTAGAATACAAATTGTTTATACAATAAGAATAAGGGCAGGAAACTAATATGGCGTACAGAGTAAACAGTTTTAATCAAGACACTGCACTGCTAGTTCAAGATGCTACCCTAAACAAAGAAAGTCATCTGACACTGGTTGGTAAAAACTGGTATGGCTATGGTGAAATCATGGCTGAAAATTTGTATCATATAACAGAGAACTTCGCAAAAGAATCAAATCCAGATTCAGCTAAATCTATCCGTGGACAAATTTACTATAATACCGCAGAAGAAAAATTTTATTATTTTGATAAAAAACCAACAGATGGCGGCCAGTGGCGAGATATGAGACTCGGATCAGTTATTCCTCTAACTATTAAAGACACTGGTAATAACGACCACTATGTAACAATTATTGCTGACGACAATAATAATATTATTTCTCTTGCATCTAACGACTCTTTTGATATTAGAAGTGATCAGGACAGTTTACCATACGATGTCTATACTACATTTTTTAATGTGTCATCATCTACGTCTCCAATCGGTCGCGGAATTAATTTAAATCCTACCGCAGATTATAAATTCCATGGTACTGCAACAAGCGCACAGTATGCTGACCTTGCAGAATATTATAGCAGCGATGCAGAGTATGAGCCAGGCACAGTACTAAAGATTGGTGGCGAAGCAGAAGTAACACAGACAACAACAGCATTTTGCCCAGATGTATTTGGCGTAGTATCAACAGATCCTGCATATTTGATGAACAGTAATTTAGGCGGAACACGTGTAGCAGTTGCACTGGAAGGCCGCGTCCCTGTAAAAGTTATAGGGCAAGTAAAGAAAGGTCAACGTTTATTGTCAAGCGAAGAGCCTGGTGTAGCCAGAGCTCCAACAGATTATGAAATGCAAGAGTATATGGATTGGTATCGCATTGTTGGCCGCGCTCTAGAAGACAAAACAACAGAAGGTATCGGTTTGGTAGAAGCAGCAGTTGGGGTAAAGTAACCAATGGCGAGTCCACCAATTTTAAGAGGTAACAAGATAACAGCCGCACAGTTCAATGAACTAGTTGCGCTTTATCACACCTATTGGTCGGATGATAATCCAGAATTAACTTTTGCCGCTTTGTTGGCAGATCAGTCTGAAGATAATATAGATTCACACGCAACTGGTTGGGGACAACAGGCGGTTGAACCTACTGTATCAATAACACAGACAATTACATCAACACATACAAACAGACTTATTAACCAAATCAACGCCGGGTTGTTCCACATTCACAGTGGTACAGATTTTGATCTAACCAGTCTAACAAAATATGCTCAAGGATCTGTTATATATTATGAAGCATATAGAAGAATTACTGAAGCAACTGATTATATAGAAACACAGAAATTAAATATTGATACAGATGGGTATGGTAGTGAGCTTGTAAATGATCTAGACTATTCAGAGACAGTGAGCTGGGATAACGAAGTAAGTGCAAAAATAAAGGCAACATTTAGCTCTTATCAGCAGGCACGATATTTCTTTAACAGTGGTGGTAAGATCGTTTTTGACATATCGGCAATTGGTGACAGCGATTGGACACGTATTTTGAATAATATGGGAACAATCACGATAGGGGCAATAAATGTTGGTTCTTCTGGAGGTTGGATAGGTATAAGCACTGGCGGAATTTATCATGGTGGTGGACTTGGAGACCCAAACATTATATATACCTATAGTGATTCAGGCGGAGAATACGGCGGCGAATATGGCGGCGAATATGGCGGCACTGGCGGTGCATATGACTCCAGACGTGTTTACTACGAAGTAGAGGGTAACGAACTACTTTCCGGAGAATTTGAAGTATACGTTACCATCAGATTCCTCGACCCAAGTGGACTGGTAATTAACTTAACCATAGACATGACTGCTGGCTTTTTACTACCCATCGAAACACCACCACTGGAAATATTGGATTCATCACTTGGTGACAAATTCAAAACTGACCCATACATATACCAGTTCATTGAGCGTGAATCACCAATTTTAAGTGTTGACACTTCTTGGACTTAGTAGTAAACTAACATTAAAATATATCTATACAGGAGATATCCATGGACGACCGTCTACAGAAAGCCCTTGAGTTTTCTAATTATTCACTTACAATTAACAATCAAAAACGTAACATTAAGAATCGTGTGCAACAGTTACAACTGGTACATAAGAATGGCGGTGTGTTTACAGCAGACGCAGCTACTATCGCATTTGTCAAAACACTGATTGATTTAGGACAAAAGTCAGCCATACTAATTGATACAAAGGAAAATCCAGTCCGTGTAGGAAATCTGGCGGAATTTTTAGACATCCTAGTATCAGCATACACTAGTGCTACTACTGAGTTTGAAGCTGAATACGAAAAGCTGAAAAAAGCACGTAATATTAAGAAGATCATGGATTGGGAATGACTGAAGGCATTTGCTTTTTTGCATACAACAATGATCAGATTGACTACGCTAAACTAGCTGTTGTAGCAGCCGCATATACAAAAAAGTTTTTAAACAAACCAGTTTGCCTTATCACTGATGAGGGAACATGGGCTTGGCTAAAAGAGTTACATGACACAGAATATGTTAAACGTGTGATTGATGATGTTGTGATAACTGATGATGAAATGAAACGCAATACACGTATTCATAATGATAGTCCTTGGACAGAGTTTCGCGCACAGTTTAGCAACAGCAACAAGCACAAAGTATTTGAATACAGCCCATACGACAAGACACTGTTGTTGGACATTGACTACATAGTAAAAACAGATTTCCTCAACCATGCATATGACGCCTATAATGGCGTTGCTATGTTTGACCGTGCAGTAAGTATCCGTAACGATCTTCCACATCCCAATGAACGCTGGTTGTTTGATGGCGGCGTTAAAATGTGGTGGAGTACTGTTATCTATTTTGACAAAGGTCCTGAGAGTAAGTTATTTTTTGATACCTGGGCCCACGTAGCAGACAATTACAACTACTATCAATTCCTTTACAATTTCCCACTAGGGTTATTCCGTACAGACTACTGTGTGAGTATTGCTGCACATATTCTTGATGGCATGAACGCTGGTGATACTGTTAGTAATTTTGGTAATGCAGTTATGCAGAACCTTGGACAAAAAGACGACATTGTAGGAATTAATAGCGTAACTGACTGGGAATGTTTAGCACATGATACACGTGAGAACTGGAAAAATATACTAGTAAGACACGACAAATATGATGTACATGTTATGAACAAACGTGCGCTGGATCGCATGATCCCAAAAATTAAAGAGCTAAATGATGGAATCTAACAACGGCTACGTAATACTTGCTAGTACAGAGGAACAGCAACGTGCGGCTGCATTATGTGCCTATAGCATTAAAATTAAAAACAAAGATGCAAGTGTGGCTATGATTACTCCTAGCTTACGCAGTGTAATCAGTGACTATGAAGAGCCATTTGACTTGATTGTTGAACTTCCGTTAACGGCAGAAGAAAGTCTACGTGCAAATGACTGGCAGCTATACTGGGCAACACCTTATGAAAATACGATAGCGGTAGATTGCTACTCTATCGTTAAAGAAGATCAGAGCAGTCTCTGGGATTACCTAATAATGCATCATGACTTTGCAATACCACAACGTGGTGTAACATTCCGTGATGAGATTATTAGTAGATACGCTGAACCAACAAACGTATACATGACACACGATTTTAAGCATGTGTATTCTAACGTTTTCTTTTTTAACAAGTCAGAATTTAGTTTAGCGTATTTTAAACTTATGGATCCTTACGCTCGTAATTGGAGAGCTGCATTCAGTAAATCAGTAGAAGCACAATTTATTCCAGAACGTTATGACACTGATCTAATGCACAGCGTTATTACATGGCACCTAGGAATACATCGTGATGTTGTACCATATCACAGTGTCTTTAAAAATATCGATATGCGTGAGATGACAACACGTTATCGTAACGCTACAAAAGTTGAGCGTGGATGGACAGAGCATCTAAACACATGGATAAGTAATAGTGCGAAGTTAAAAATTCAAAACTTTGCAATTGATGGCATTCTGCATTATGCAGACCCAGGATTTAACACAGCAGAAATATATGACGGACACCGAAACTATTTTAGAGAACTCGGACTTAAAGCCACGGTGGTGGATAAAGTTTAATTCTGATACTGGTCGAATTCTTAGAATAACTCCACGTGAGATACGTGATAGTAATGACGCAGTTCTTAAAATAATAAAAACAGATAGCGAAATTTGTAGCGAGATTTTGGGTGGAAAACTCTCGCTAAAAAGTTGTGGCATGATCTGGGATATTGAGACTGCAGAATGGTCAATCGAAAAACGAACCAATAATCTAGTATTACGCAATTTAAGTGGGCAACTGTTTCAAATTCGTGGCACTGATCCAGTTAAAAGCGACATTAGTTTAAACATTTATAAAGATACCAATACACTTGAAGTAAAAGTAAATTTAAGTATTATCAAACAGACAATGAATCTTATGGACATTGAAACTGTTTCACGTACAGAAGACGCATTGCTTAATTTATATTTTACTAAGTTAAATGATCCAGACTATCTTATTGCAATTGCTGAAATAGATCCAATGTTGTTATTTAAGAAACGCAGCGTTTTAATACACCTAGATGAAGTTGCAAAATACGCTGATTGGAATAACATAAGTATTTTTACGAGACCCATTTTTAGAAAATATAGTCTGGAAATCAGTGACAAAAGAGTTGAAACTGCGTTTACTCAAGACAAGCGTAATATTTTACAAACAGTAATAACAAAAGAAAAAACGGACGCACACTTATATATTGTACCACATAAAGAGAAATTAAAGATATTAAGTGAAGTCCAAAAAGATCAAGACTATGTATACGAATCTAAAAAAACATTGCAATTTTTAGTATTCAATAGTAATATAGATGAGCTAGTAGGTGGGTTCGCAGTAAACATCGATGAGTTCAAAATAAACAACACATTGACCGTAGACATACCATTTCGTATGCCACGTGATCCACTAATATTATATAAGAACAAATATTTGTCAGTCAATTACTTAGGAGACAACAATGGCTAACATGACAAGCATCAATGAATTTGATATTGTATTCATCAGCTACGATGA